CGCAACGCACCATTCGTCTGCGCAACAGTCAGACGGTCATACTTGTCCTGTGGATTAGGCAGGTCTGGCGTGGCAGGGGTCTGGAGCTGCTGGTAAAGATTCGTCATACTGTCTTGTTGTATTCGTCTTGCGTAAGTATGCCAATGGCGTACTTATTCTGAGGTCTGAAGATGGTGAGCTTTTGCTGACGCATCTCAGGTGCAAAAGAGATGTGAGTCCAGCCTTTTTCACCGAATTCATAAATCATCTGGTCAAACTTGATGTTTGATTTCTCAATAGCCTTGCAGACTTCGAGTGGAGTACCAAAGCCTTTACAGGTGAAGTCAATAGCCCAGCCATCCATGTGACTCGATACCTTGCTACCGCCTACCGCTACATTGACCTCTGGCAGTCGTATCCATGAATTGACATTGATAGGACTAGCAAGTAATTCTCTGATCTTCTCCATACCAATGGCAGCAACCTTCATATTCTCAAGTTGCTGTGTATTTGGCTGGTTACTGATACCTAGACGGGTTGCGGTATCGGAGTGCGTTGCCTCTTCAAGACTAAAGTGATCGGATAAGTTCATTTCTTAGCCTTCATGTCCATGATCTTCTCTAGCGTTCTGCCACCAAAGTAAAAAGACATTATCAACATTCCCCATTGACCAAGCAATTCAACATAATTGTTGTTCACTTCAATATCCCAAGCAGACATCAGCGCAAAGGTTGTGTATGTAATAAGGATAAATACCAAAGTCATTGGGCGTATGTTCTTGGACAGCCAAGAGTCAGATGCCATGTCTGCCTTGAGTCGTTCTGTCAACTCATGTGACTCGGCAACATCTGCATTGAGTTTTGCCAACTCACCGTTTTGCTGCATCTCTAGCAACTTGAGTTTGGCTTGTTCAGCTTGAGCTGGATCAGGAAATACCTTGTCTAATATCTTCCCACCAATGTCTATGAGTGCGCCAATAGGTATCATTATTTATTTCTCCAACAAATCTGAAGTTCTTTCTTGTAGTAATTAGCCCTCTTATCGTGCTCGCGCACAAACCAAGACGCAATCACAATGATGGCAGCCACCAAGAGTAGAGTTACACCAGCAATAGCCCACCTTAGTATCCCCATCGCCATTCCCTGTCCCAAGTGACAAGCCAAGTTAGACTAAATAAAACCAAGATGATAGAGAACTTGGCAGCCAGCAATGCAACATATATGTGCAGTCTTTGCTTGAATCTGTCAATCCTTAACTGCCTTTTCATAGCCTCTTGCTTTTCGGCTTGCTGTTGCAGTTGAGTAATTACTCTTGCTTCCTCTATCAGCTTGTCTCTCTCAGCCTGAATCTCCACCCACAAGTCTGGCATTCCCAGCTCGTAACGCACCATGTGCTCTAGGTCTTTGTAATACTGCCTGATCTGCCTGACATGCATTACATTGTCAATCGCTTGCATGGTTACATTCTTAACCTTGCCTTGCTTCGCTAACTCCTTTGTCTCTTCTGTCTTCTTTTTATAGTCTTCTTCTAGCTGGTCTTGACCGTGAAAGAATTTCGAGAGTAACCCACCGACCTCACCAGCAATACCTGCAACCTCACCGCCAGTCTTCTTGATGTCTTGATATGCTTGAACTGCCGTCTTGATTCCCTCATAGGCGAGCTTGCATCCAGCGAAGATGAGAGTAGGTTCAATCTTTCACCTCTTTGTAGATTTGGTATATCTTCAAACCAATCATCAAGACCGTGTAGACAAGAGTAGCCCACAGCACCAGCTCGCTGACCTGATAGCCATAGACAGTTGCTAATGACACGCCTACTGGCGGTGCTACCTTAGCAGCAATAGCCCCTACGGTTTCTTCTTGGTTTGTCATATGCTTGCTGTGCGTAGTGGAGTCAAGTTCTCAGTTGTCCAAAAATCCTTGGCAAGCATAATCTTTAGATGCTCTTTGTTACGAGCCAAGCAGTCTGCCCAATCTTCTGCTGTCATGTCTTCTGGCTGTCCAGCATTTATGAGGTTAACTGAGTCCATTGCGGCTTTGTAGTGCTGTGCAATTTGCTGTGATTCTGTTAATTCAATCATTTCAATTTCCTTCAAGTTGTTTAACACGAGCAGTTAATTCTTTTACTGCATTGATTAAATACCAAGTCAAATTGTCAGCATCCACAGTCATTACACCCGTAGATTCTGTTTTGACACACTCAGGCAATATTTCTTTAAGTTCTTGAGCAATGACACCTAATTGAATACCTTGTTTTTGAACGGCTTGTTCTTGCGGTACTTCAGTAATTTCTTGTGGCAATCTATATTCAAAATTACGCACTTGTATTTGGTTGATGATGTCCAAACCATTATTGTTATCAACAATATTTTTCTTAATGCGTATATCAGAAGTAACAGACCATAAAGTTGAGTTGTTACCTTGATATACGCCACCAGTACTAGGTGCAATAAATCCTGTGCTTGAACCTTTTCCTGTTTGTCCGTTTGTGCCAATTACTATTTCGTTGTTGCCTGTTGGCGCACCTGCTTGAACGCTAGAGCCAATAAATACGCCATTAAAACCGCTTGTAAAATTACCACCAGCCTGATATCCAAGAGCAACAAACCCACCAGCAGAACCAGCAACATTAACACCTGCCTGATAACCTACTGCTGTATGGTTATTACCAGACGCAGTACCATAAAGAGCCTGATGACCTACTGCTGTAATGTTAGATGCTGTAGTGTTGGAGTAAAGTGCTTCTCTACCAACAGCCACATTAGCACTACCAGTTGTGTTTGCTTGAGCGCTGTTGTATCCAATTGCTGTGCAATAAGCCCCTGTTGTTAATGAAGTTAAAGAATTACCACCAACAGCAACATTAACGCCACCACTTGTATTTCCTGAATACAGGGCTTTGTAACCAATAGCCGTATCATTACCACCACCACCTGTATAAAGGGCTTGAAAGCCTACGCTTGTTGTGTTTGGAGTTGACCCGCTAGTTGTAACACCATAACCCGCTTGATAGCCTACTGCTGTGTTGTTAGAGGATGTGGTGTTTGCTTGGAGTGCAGATGCACCTATGGCTGTATTATTTGAACCAGTAGTATTAGCCAGTAATGTTTGGAATCCATTAGCGGTATTGTAACCACCTGTTGAATTGACTGTTAAAGCCTGATAACCAACAGCAGTTAATGCTCCTGAGCCTGTGTTTGTACCAGCACCAGCAGATACACCTAATGCTACATTTGACCCTTGTGCGTTTCCGCCTTTACCTACTGTTAGACCTGAGATAGATGCGTCAGATGTTGATACAACAAGACCCGTTCCTTTTGGGGTTAGGGTAATACCAATATTTGTATCTCCACCAGTCGCTGATAAAACAGGATTACTACCAGTTGCAGCGTTTGCAAGCGTTACTTCATTAACTGCCGATGTTGTTGCAGTTACCTTTAGGAGCTCGTTGCCATTGGTGTCAATGACATCGCCAACAATTTTCAGCTTCTTACCGCTACCAACATTAAGACCTACCGATGTTCCAGTACCTGCTGCTGCAAAGATTGCATCAACCGAGTCCAGATCGGTATTGATCTTTGTACCCCATGTATCGGTACTAGCCCCGACTTCTGGTTTAGTAAGTAATAGGTTGGTTGTTGTGGTATCTGCCATATTTCACTTTCATGCTGGGACTTGCGTCCATGTTTCTGAATTGTCTGATATTTCTGTCCAAGTCTCTGGCGTATCTGACTCTGCCGTCCAAGTCTCTGCTGTGTCTGTTACTACACTCCAGCCGTAACCAATGATTGTCCCAACCAAGCCAGATGCCTCAACACCAATTATCGCAATAGATACTGCATTTGTAACGCTACCGACTGAGCCAGTACCGCCAACACCAGTAATAGCAACAAAGGAGATTGTCTCTGGAAGCAATGTTCCAACAGCACCAGTTGACGAGTTACCTGTAACAGCAACCGATCTTGATGGCGTAACAGTTCCAGCCGAAGCGCTTGCAAAGTTACCAGATACATCAATAGACCTTGATGGTGTAACAGTTCCAACCGACAAGGTTGAAGCGTTACCTGTAACGGTTTCTAGTGTGTTTGGTGTGAGCGTGCCAACCGATAAGGTTGACGAGTTGCCAGTAATCGCAAGGCTTACAGATGTGCCGACCGTTCCGACATTACCTGTGGCAATCGTCCCATCTTCTTGCTTGGATATGTCTACGCCAAGCGTGCCAATACCAAGGGTTGACGAGTTACCTGTAATTGCAGCACTAAGCTCTCCAATGCCCCAATTACCGTAGCCATATCTGCCAGAGCCGTAAGCAGCCATTGTGCTGCCTCTTTATTAAGCGAGTCTGATCAAGCCAGTGCTTGAATCATTTGTTGGCATGGTTAAGGTAAATGTTCCAGCCGTAACGGTCTGTGAACCGAAGGTGTGGACGCTAACAGCCTTGTTTGACTGGCTTGAGTTATAGATCAAGACCGCATCGAATGCAGTTGATAAGGTCACATTGGAATAAGCGATTGATGCACTTGGAGTCACAAATGCTGTTGTGCTGGTAGAGCTTGGCGCTGTACCAAATGTCACCGTAGCACCGCCAGCCGTGTAGTTAGTGCCTGACACCTCACCAGTTGCAGAATAGGCAGTTGTCGTTGCGTTGACTGTGGCAGAAGCCAAGTACAAAGCAGCCTTGAAGGTGTCGGCAGTACCTGCCGTGTGAGCTGGTACGCTGGTAGAAAATGCGTGTACAGCGTTGAGCAGATCAACCTTAAAACTCGTACACATTGCTTGCGTGTTAGCCATGATATTTCCCTTAACTTAAAGATTGAGCGACTGCTTCACCAGTCACATTTCGTTTTAAGGTCATATGGACTGAGCGATGCACAAGCTCGCCTTCTAGCCAATATTCCACCCAGTTCGTCGTCTCGTTGTCGGTATCGATTGAGCCTTCTCGCTTCTCTAGCAAGGAGACATCCATCTCACCCTTTGTTGTGTTCACTAGCATCTGTTATCCCAAAGTTCTTGCGCGTGTGATGAGTACACCACCAGTTGAAGAGCTACGATCATCTGCCTTCGTAACCTCTTCAAGACCAGCTCGGTACATCGATGCCCATACAGCAATTCTCGCATCATCTTGAAGATAAGGAGCTGCTTGCATGAGAGCACCATACAAGTAAACATCTGGAGCAGCAGTCAGTAGCCAGTTTGTTGTATTGCTAGTTGATAACTTGCTCAACTTTGCGTAATAAATCAACTCACCCGTGTAGGCAGTATCTGGTACTGGAAGGTAGCGAAACTGCTCACCCACCACAGTAAAAAATACAGGCTTAGTAGCTGTGCGATATGTAACCGCCAAGGTATCCATTGAGTCGATAGTCTCAAACCCCAATGGTGTGACTGGATTGGTATCGAGCTTGAAAGACTTAACTTCCAAGAAGTTATCTGGGACTGCGGAGTATTCGGTAGTGATCGATGCCGTAGCACGCACAATCATCTGTCTGGTGCGCAGATTGCGCTCGATCTGAGCCTCTGCCAGAGAGATAAAGTCTGGAATAGCAGTAGTCAGGTCTGAGCGATTAAGCCAGTCCCCGACCGAAGTCTTCAGTTCAGCATAGGTTGTTAACGCCATCTTCAGCCTTTTCTGCTTTCTCAAGATCACGCATCACCCAAGTGTGATCGTGCTTGAATTCAAAAGTCCCAATGTGTCCGATCTCTTTGGACACATCATGGTCAATGTAGATTTTAAAGCCAGCAGCCTGTGCTTTACGGCAGAAGAAAACATCCTCTCCAACATACCCACGCTTGTCGGTACGCCAAGGAGTCTCGAACCAAGGTTCTGTCAAAGCCTCAAAGACCTTGCGTTTGATCAGCATGACACCCATGCCAATCGAGCCTACTTCCTCGATTCCTGTGGAGTCTGGCATTGTGTAGACCAGCACGCGCTCACCGTTCTCGTCATAACGCTGTGCAGTTGGTCCTGTGGGCATTCTGCGCCTTGCACAGTTCGTTGCCACGATGTCCAAGTCATGCGCCAAGAGTCTCTCGATCATGTCTTGCGGGAAGGTCATGTCTGAGTCCACAAACAAGATATGGGTACAACCTTCAGCCATTGCGTCTAGGCACAGATCAGCACGCTGGGTCTGGATAAGTGTCCCTTGCATAATCTTCAAGGAAACAGCATCAGTCGTGTTAATCGTGTGGTGCGCCACCATGTTCACCATACAGAAGGTGAAGTTAGCGTGAACCATGTCACGCGCTGGGGTGCATACCGCAATGTAGTTTGGAGTCATAGTTTTCCTGCTCTTGTTCTGAAATATTTGTTTTCTGGGTCATTAAGCCAACGCTTCATGTAGGCTTCGTCTTCTAGCTTGCCTTCAGCCTTGAGCTGGAAGTAGATAGACATCGGGATGCTGGCGACTTTGCTCCATTCGCCCCATCGAGCACGCTCATCAACCTGTGCGTACTCTTGCTTATTCTCTTCAATGATCGCAGTCACATCTTGTTGTGTTTGTATCGTTGCCTTGTTCGTTTCATCGTCAAAGTGAAATGTGCGCGTGATCCCTTGATCAGCGTCTGTACTAAATAGTCTTTTTTCAATCATGTAGAAAAAAAGGGTCTGAGTTTCCCCAGACCCTTCGTTAGTTCAATTAAGAAGTAACCAAGTCAGCAGCAATGCCGTGGGCATTCTCAGCCAACACTTTGTGACCCCACTCAACGATCAGCATACGCTTTTCAGCATCGCCAGTCTTTGCCAACTCAACTTGTTGGTAAGGACGCAAAGTTGTGACTTTTGCGTAATCTGGATCGATCACGAAAGCATCACGCTCGCGCTGGAATCGGTTAGGCACGACTTGCACTTGACCGAAGTCAGATACATAAATGTCAGCAGCACCGATGATCGTTGCAGGACGATCACCACCATTGAGGTTGTAACGGGCTGAAGCGATACCAGAGAAGCCAGACACGCGCTGCTTGTTGACTGGACCAACCATCAAGATTTTTGGTGTACCGCCAGAAGTCCAAACTTGTTGAATAACATTCTTCAAGATGGTCTCTGTAAAGGTACGCACATTGCCGTCGCTACGAGCGCCAGTAGGCACAGTTGTATACGATGGGTTAGCACCGTTGGTCTGCATATCGTAGTTAGTCTTGATGAAGGCTTGCAATGAAGCAGTACCGCGAGCTGTTGTGGTGTTACCAGCAGCAGCGACAGCGCCATTCAACATTGAAAACTCTTGATCACGCTTCAACTCAGCGCTACGCTTGGCAATTTGGTATGCCAATTCAGAGCGACGACCAGCCTTGTTGACGGTCTCTTCAGTTGCAGACAAGACGATAGTCTTACGGCTGATCTGAGCGTAGTTTTGCAAACGCACAGTAGCAGTTACAGATC